CATTTCCTTTTAAGAAACGAACTATCGTTTATATGAATATAAGGGACAGATTCTGCTTCTTTATCAGCCATGGTATATTGAATATCAATATCAGCAAGAACTTTTTGAATAGCCGTATGGTTAAACCAAGGTGATTTATGAGAAACTCCCATAATATTATCATCACCATAAGTCATTAAATGGACATTATCTTGAAAAGATTCTGCCTCCTTTTCTGGATTCAATTCGTAATATACATATCGCATATACAAAGAGTTCACCAAACTATTAATAATAACAGTCAAAGGATGACCAGAAGGATTAGAACCATAAAATTCAATAAGGTCGCCATTAAAATCCACTAAAGGGAAAGCGGTATCCTCAGCAATGCCTTTCAAAACAAGAATATCATCATCATCAAAACCTGCTTGTCGTGAGACAGCTATAATGATATCAAATGCAGCTAAAATAAGAGAAGCTGGCATACGTTTATCAAACTTAGCATAATCTCCGGCTACTATTCTGTCTTCTCCGAACTCAACAAGAAACTTTCTTATTTCATTCCATTCAGGTGACTGACAAATAGTACCAGGCGCTGCTTCAAAAACAAACCTATTACTCTGTAATAATTTAGTAAACGATAAAGTATACTTTCTTACTACTATAGACCAATCAATTGGAGCACCAGTGAAAACACGAGTTTTACCAATCTTAGCTTTTTGAAAAGTAACTGGTTCATCTTTCAGATGAGCACAGAAATTCGGATAAACTCTTTCTCCATTCTTGTAACGGGTTTCCATTTCATCAATACGGTTCATGATAGTATCATCAAATGTAACTGCTTCATTTAAACCATTTAATGGCTCAGTAGGAAACAGAAAATGCTTCTTAGATTCTTATACGGATTTCCAGCACTAGTTGATGTATTGATACGATCGATAAAAGTAACACCTGCAGCTCCATTGATAGCTGTAAAAGTATCTAAAACAATCATATTGGATACCTGTGTTTTATCTAAACTAGACAAAATATCGTTTATAAATGACTTCTTAACTTTATCTACAACATCCATCTTAATTTCAGTAACTGGACGAACCATATCCAACAAAGCAATACGCCAGGGGGTCCAACCATGCATCATGGGAGCTGTATACTTCACCTCATAACCATATTTCTTAACCTCATCGTGGATAAAGGTGTTTTGTACACCTGATTTATGGTTTGGGCGAAAGCCCTTAAATGATCCATATACATTTGCAGTTCCTTCAGAAATAAATCTAATAGGACTCTTCATATGTAGGTCAGTAACTTCACGGGGATATTCAACAGTATCCAACATTGGTGACGAACTTTGAACTATAAATTTATTATGATTCGCAATTAGATCATTCAAGTATTTTTGAGATAATGAAATAGAATAAATTTTATTCAACATACCTCCATACAAATGAATTCCAAGTATCTGAAACCCACTCGGACCTTTAGTCACTAAAAGTGAGCCACAAGATCCTTGTGGAGTATCTTCATCAACG